TTTTGTCTCCTGCCAATGTTTCAGCGTTCCAACCGTCAGGCAGTCGGATTGGTCTTGGTATCTTGAATGGGTTTGCACCCTTGAAGTTCGCCATTTCATCCTCCTATGGATATTCCCGGCTATCGTTTCTTCTCTTGTTGTTTTCGGTCTGCCTTGATTGCAGCCGCTCTAGCCTTCCTAATTGCGTAGTCTGGCTTAGCTCCATTATCTACCATTTGGCGCGCCATGTTTTCCATAGTGCGCCGAATCTTCGGGTCTTCGTTACTCATCATTCACCCGTCACGATGTCGATGGCTTTACCCTTTCTTGGGCGCTTGGCCTTTGCTGGCTTTGCCTCGACTTCTTTGATCTTCTCTTCTGTTATACGTGCCCATTCAGCGCGCATAGCTTCCAGAATGTCTAGAGAATCTTGGTATTTTGATTGGTAGATTGGATTCATACCAGCTTTCGCGGCGCGGCGGTCGATCTTGTTTTGCTGTTTCTTGGTCATTAGCTCAAAGATTTCCGGCATTAGCTGATCAACAATACCCGCATCCCGCAAGTGTTTTCTAAATGCGTCCCATTGTCCCGGCTTTGATTTCCATATTATTTGGCCGCCGGGTATCACCGTGGCAACCATGCAGGAATCAACCCACCATTTAGCGCCGTTCTCACAGTTGTAATACTGCACGTAATCGATGAAATCCCCTAGCCGTTGATCTTGTGGGTCGATATACGTTCCGCCGTTTTGCTGGGCCACAACCAAGGCCGGTGTAAGGTCTCCGTTTTTGCCAATGCCGTTAATTCCTGGCTTTGCGATAATCTTCGCCAGCGTTGGGAGGAATCCGTGTTCTTTGTTGTACTCCCATCGTTTCGGGTAGTGCATGTATACGAATCGGTCGGCGGGCTTGGCGTTGCCTCGCAGCGGTAGACCTTCATTCTTTCTAACGTAGGATGGCTCTTTGGATGGCTGCGTTAGTCGGATGGCTTTGTTCATAGTTCCTCTATCTTCTATGGGATGTGGGCGCCGCTAGACTATCCAGCGGCGCCCGTTCCCTACCTATCACTCATCAAGCGTCTGATACGATTTCAATACCGCGAGCGTCTTCGCGGATGGCTACTGCGGGATAGCAGTTTGCAATCGCAGAAGACATACCGTTGACGCTATCACGATCTAGCTCAACGATTAAAGCGCCCGCATCAACAAGGACATTCTGGGGTGGAATGTATCCCTGAAGGCGTCTGACATCTGCCATGGTGTAGCAAATAGCCGAATCACCAAGCAAAGCCCCGGCATAATCCGCGCCGCCGTTAACGGTCGTTACAGAATTGCTAGTCCAGACGTTGATACCATTCCAAACGCCTTGGAAGCCTGGTCCCTTCATGGCCAGCTGTTCAGCGGTTGCGGCGGTATATTGCATTGCGCCCGTTTCTCCGCGTAGAGATTGGACGAAATCGTTGTGCTGCTGTTGATGAAGAACCATGTTCAGATTTTCACTTCCGGCCAGATTCAAACTAAGCGCGAACTGGGCGTCAAATACCGTATCCACGTCAAGATTTACTGTGGTCGTTCCGACTTGGTCGGTAAAACTTGGAAATTCTGCGCAACACATTTCAGTCATAGTCAATGCGACGCCGTCGATTAGCTTTTGAACGATGCGGTCCAAATCAATCGGGCCTCCAGTTACGCCCACCAAATCTGTCAACTGATAGATTTTTCCTCGACGCGTCGGAGTCAGGCTTACCTTTGAGGTCGTGTAAGCGCTGTTTACAAAAGCAGACGCGGTCTCGGTTCCGCGTTCAGCAAATGCGCCGGGTTTTGCGTCAAGGGTTACATCAAGCGTATCCGATCCAACTTGGTCAAACGGAATGAATTGCATAATGCTTCTGAGGTCAGTCGCATCATAAAGTTGTTCAAGGACGAGGCCACTAAGCACGGACGCAACGCGTCCACCATTAGCAACCAACAGCGCGTCGGTAATTTCATTAGCCACGGGAATATCTCCGATAATAAGTTTTGAATCAATGTTCAGTCATTATCGGAGACCGCGCCGTAGCTCCAACAGGGTAGCGAGGCGATGACAGATTGTCAAACCAGTTTGGTCTTGATCAAACCTTCAGCGGCTAACGCTTTTAGTATGGCGTCACGGTTGGCGCCTAATCCACGGTTTCCGCTTTGACCGATGGCGCGCTTAATATCGTCGTTAGTCCAGTTGCCAGGACTGGGGCGCGCTGGCTGGTCTGTACCGGCGTTTGGATTCGGTGGCGCCGCTCGCTTGGTTGGAGCTGGTTCCGGTGTGGTTTCTTTTGGTGCGATAGATTCCGCTACAGCCTGTTCCGCTTGTCGCTGCAGGAATGGAGCCAGAAGCGGAGACGGGTTTTCACGCTGACCGGTCAACCATTCGGAAAACTGCGGACGGCCTTCGGAATCGATGCGCGTGTATCGTTCCCGGATAAAATCGCGGACTTCCGCATCTTTGATACCGGCTTCCAACAGAGACAAGTCTTGTCCGTGGGTGGCTTTGACGTTTGCAAGCTGGCCGCGCACGGTCTCAAGTTCTGATTGCATAGCCGCCATTGATGCGGCTGTTTCCTTGTATCCGTGTTCGGCCTTTTGGCGCCTCTCGGTTTCTTCTCTTAGGCGGAAGCTTGGAACCATAGACACTTGAGATCCCGCTGATGCGGTTGGCGCTGGTGTTCCGTTTGTTGTTTCTTCTGACATGTCTACCTCTGTCGCGGGTGGTTGCGTTAGTTATTGAGTTCTGTAGTGGTTGATTCTTCGGCGCGCACCACACGCGCTACGATACCTTCTAATCTGGAAGCGTTGATCAAATGCTCTAGGATTTCGGCCTCGTCTTGCATATCTGGATTTAGACGCTTGTAAGCTTCAACGCGGGAAATCAAACCCATCTCTAGTTCCGCTTTGATTGCTTCGGTTTTGGCCTTTCGTTCTTGGTCTGATTCTCCAACGCCGTGATAGCGCACACTGTACGCGGCTGGGTCTTCGGGTAGGCTGAGCCCTTCGTATGCGTTCACCAGTTTGGCGGCTGTGGCCAATATGGATTGGTCGGCCATTCGGCGAGCGCTTTCTGATTTGCGCATTTGGCGCCTTTTCCCGGCTTGACTGACAACGATTGCATAACCGCTTTGACCGGATGTGATTTGCAAATCAGACGGATCTAATCCAGCGTATACGGCCAAACCTTGTTCGTATTCCTTTAGCGCTGCGGCGGCTTCCAACGGCTGCATAGCTGGGCTGTATTGCCCAAGGCTACCACCACCGGGACCATCCGAGCGGAACATCAGGATTGATTTGTGGTTCACCGGAATCATGTCTACCGATTTCCCGGCGATGCTTTTGGTGTCGCCTGCACGGGTTGACACGTCGAGCGCGTACCTCTGCGGATGGCTGGCCGATAGAAACGAATCTCCCCAATAAGTCCAAAAAGCAGACAGGCGAAGGCTCCCATTCACCAGCTCGGTGCCCGTGGTGTAGTTCCACAAACGAGGCGCAACTTCAGCATGAATCAATATATACGGCAGAATGGGCGCGCCTTCGGAATCCTTATATGGATATTCGCCTTGCTCCAAGTCCGGCATAAACTCCCGTGTGACATCGGTTCGCGTGGTGCCGTTGCTGGATAGTTCTTCAATCTTAAATACCGGAGTGGGCGCCATGATATCCCACGTTTCAATTGTCCAAACCGATTTGCCGTTGGGCCGTTGACGGCGGCGGTATTCTTCAACCTTCCCCGGCATATCTGGTCGGTTTGGTTGCGCCTCGCATACGACCACATCAGGAGAAACGGGTCGATATTGCAAACCCACATCAGCGGTCCAGTCCAAACGAAACAGAGATTCCCGAATAGATAGCGCCCACAAATCAGCCGTTTGACGCTGGGGCCATAGTCGATTGGTGATGATGGGCGTCAAGTCTTCAGACTCGCCGTTGTCCATTTGGGCTACAACTTCGGGCGCTTCAAGATATGCGGTAGATAGCTGCTGCCAGACTGTCTTGAATGTGTTCCGGCTGAGATCAACCTGCTGCGATAGTTCGCCGACAAACTCCTGACCAAACATGCCTTGTATAGTTTGAACTACGTCCGGCGCGTGTTCACCGTTTAGCATCCGATACCTTAGAGACTGTTCACCCCATCGGGCGCGGTCGTCTTTGGTGTCTGGTTTCATAAAAGTTGGTATTTCGTTGTCTCTGTACATATCAAGCCCATATCATGAATTCGGATTTTGCTTCGGCGCCGGGTGCTATATAAAGTTCACTGATGTAGGAAACCGCATCGAATGAGTCTTTTAAATCGTCATTAGCTCCGCGCCAATGGCGGAGACTGCTGATTAGTTTAGTACATCCGTGATGGCAACGAAACCTACCATCGACGCAGGCCATTGATAGCAAGCGTACACGGGCGTCTATACTTCCGCGCCGTTTGTAGGGTACACGGATTTCAAACGGTGGACGGGAACCGCCTGTAATCTTTGCAAAGGAGCGCATGGCTAGTTCATTGATTGTAAAACCTATTCCCAGTTTACCCGCGCTATTTGAATCTCCGACTGCCTTGTCAATATCGGTCAAGGCTACGCCCCATTTTTTACACATTTCAGCAACGCCGCGCGCTTCCGTGTCTGGCGTGCTTCGTTCTTCGTTGGTGTATTCATCGAGTACCCAAACCGTAAATCCGTCCCATGCAACCAAATAGCATACGGACTTGCCTGGCAATTCTCCATGGTCCCAGCCCAGCCCGACCGATTCAACCTGCGTTGGAAGATGGTCATCATCGAAGATATTAGCCTCGCTAAACCCAGATACCCACCGTCCCTTGGTTACTCCGTCCCATTCGGCCTTGATGCGCTGATTGTATTCCCATGGAGAGCACTCCATCTTCTGCGCTTCGATGTCTTCTTCTGTTCGGTGTGGCGCGTTCTCTAGTGATAGCTCGATGTGTTCGACGTGCCAATCTGGTTCCGGATCAACGTTATCTTCGATGCTACCTTCTAAAATCCGGCGCAACCATTCGCACGGTCGGCCCACTGGTGTCATCGTTAGAAAGATATTACCGCCGCCCTTCGTTGCTACATCCATCGTCAACCGTGCGCGGAGACCGTGAAAGTGCGCCTCCTTTGGTGGCTCGTCAATCCATGCCCACTGTATGCGTTTCGATTCCAACGCCAATAGAGTTTGCTCGCAACCTTTGCCTACCATGCTAGAACCGTTTGATAGCATGATTTGTTTCGTCCCTCTGTAGAGGTAGCCAATACCG